TGAAGATAAAGATGATGAAATATTTAAAAAGTTTAAAGATAAATATTTCTCAGATAGAGATGTAAATCAATTTTATGGTAAACCAAAAGATTATAAGAACAGAAAAGTTTTAGTTTATAGTCCAACAACTAGAACAGCAGTTGTGTGTAAGCCAGCATACTTCTTATGGGGAACAGATAAAGCTGACTTAATCGACGGTAATTTATCTGATGCTGGAAACAGAACTGATGATCAGTTTATTAACTTTAAAGCCGATACTTTTAAGGAAGTAGATTTAGCAGCCGTTGTTTCCCCAGACGCGGCATATTTTCTTGGAGTGATGCATCTTACAGAAAATGAAAAAAAATACTTTGGAGCAGAAAGTGATGAAACTGGTAATGATAATTCTTCTTCCAACGCATCAGCTCAAGCATTAGCAAAAGCCGGACTTGCTCCAGTGCCAATGCCAAGAGACTGCTACTTTACTTTTGTAGATGACAGTATTCCACTTGGCGTTGTAACAACAATATACAACCCAGCTAATGAGTTTAACTATAACGGTGAAACTCATGTTGACACGGATTACTACATTGGCTTTGGTGCCTTCTCGGCAGAGGGTGATGGAAAACTTATAGCAGAAAAAGCAAATAAATCAGGTATGCAGAAGCTGGGTATATCCGGTACAGCAGATAATCTTGAAAGACAATTAGAGCTATTAAATGAAAGACCAACAGCTTTTACAAATACTCAGTGGCAAGAGTATATTCCAGTAAGTGGAATAACACTTCTTGATCAAGGCCATTTTGCTGAAGCAGCCGCTAGAGGTGGAAACATCCTTGCTGGTAAAGACCAAGAAAATAGTTATTTTGACTACATACTAAAGGCAGAGTACAGCGCTCTTGAAAGAGAAAAGTTATATGAAGTTTTAGATGGTGAGCTTAAAACTACTGGAGATGAGGATTCTGGCGCTGGAAGAGAACGTTTTGCTCCTGTATATGATCCAGCTGCACCAGAATCCATAAAAGCTAGAGAGTTTTTTGATGAAGGATTTAGTCCAGCTACTCATGTAATAGCTGGAAATGGAAGAAATCTTAGTCAAGCAAATGATATATGGGATCAATTTAGATTTGGTTACCATAACGAAATCTCAATAAAGAAAATATTTTTTGATGCTTTTGGCATGGATCCTGATGACACAACGCCGCTTCCGGATTTCTTAGTAGCAATATTACGAGATCCAAAAGCAAATCCAGACATATTTAAATTATTTAGTGCTAATGGTCCAGACAGTACGGCAGTAGATGAATTCAGTTTATTGCTTGGAAGCGATTTTATAGCAAATCCAAATCAAAGAACTGGAAAACCATCTGGTACAGCTGATTCAATGGAGAGGCAGATTGAAACAGGGGTTGCATCATCAGTCAGTTCTGATACGGTTAAACAAGCTATAGAATTCGCTAGAAAAAACTTAGTTGATGCACCTCTTGATGAAGGTGGGTTGGTCAGATATTTCGATGCTTTAACAAAAACAAAATATAAAAAATTAGGATTATTCTTACAGTCGCAATCTAATTTGTCTTTAATACTTGGTGCTGATGTTGGTGGTGGGCAGCCAAAAGCAGATGATATAATTAAAGATAACTTTACACCAAAGCAAGTGTTTTTATTAATAGTTGGAATGTTTAGACAAGCAATGTGGCAGGACGCATATGCACGAGCTTGGTTGGTACTAAAACCAAACAGACAGTATTCGAGTGATGATATGTGGGACTTTAGCCCTGTTCATAAAATATTTGCTGCATTTATTGATCCAAATCAAGACTACGCATCAAATAAAAGAAAGTTCTTAAAACTTTTAGCAGACAATAAAGGTGAGGGAAATAGTGCAGGTAACGTAGTTGGTGTACTAACTCATAATATTGATAAATTCTGGGATCAAAATATTGGGCCATTGTTTACGGCACTAAGCGATGGCCTATCAGGTCTAATGAACATGTTTAGAATGTCGATGCTTCAGATGGGATATGGTTTGTCTAATATAGACAACTTCTCTAAGCAAGCAAACATTATGAATAAAGTATTAAACGATTCTATTTACTACTCATTAGGAAGACCTGGATCACTTCTAAGGGCCATTGACAATCCATTTACTAGAGAGTATGGTGAACCAGTAGTTGAAGTACGTGAGCCATTTCAAAAAATACATTACTTAAGTTCATTTTCAACTATCATAGCCAATAATATACAAGAGACTACAACTAACGTAGCAACTCAAGTAACCGCTGTATCTGAAGGAAAGTATCCAGTAACAGTAGCTTTGGATAAGAGCATTCCAGCAGAAAGACAGGTTGAAAAAACTGTAGAGACTGGTTTATTTTTTGACAATATAGCTGGCGAAGGTTTATTCGGAATTGCTCAACCGTTGTTCCATCCAATAGAATTTGCAAGAGGAGCAATAAAACTATCTCAAGGTGCGCCAGATGAACTAATGGCAAGAAGAGTTGCCTTAGCTCACCTTAAAGAATCTTTAAAAGATATTTATTCTGGAGAGTTAATTGTAATAGGAAGTCCAGACATAAGACCTCATGACTTAGTTTATCTAGCTGACGTCTATGAAAGAATGTATGGAATTTTTGAAGTTGAACAAGTGGTTCATCACTTTACCCCGAATATGGGATTCATCACTTCTATTACGCCTAACGCTCTTGTAACCGTAAATGATCCAGCTAGATGGTTTATGTCCAGTTGGATTCACTCTTGGATGTCAATTCAGAATATAAGAAATGATACAAGAAGTTTAATTAACTCAGTGCAAGCTGGAAGTACTGGAATCTTGTCTGGTGGAAATATCTCCGTTGATGGAATGTCAGAGGCGCTAAGGTCACAAATGATGGGTGGCGTACAGTTTACTCATGGATCAAGCGCACTCATGTCTGACATAATGGCAAACTTTGCGGCCGAAGGATTAACAGACGCTCAATCTCAAATAGAGAATCAGATGAAGCAAAACTCTGAAAATGGAATGAGCTTAACTGGAATTGCAGCAACTTACTTGACTACCGTTGGCTTAACCGCAACAGCTGGGGCACTTCTTGGTGGACCAATTGGTGCTGGAATTGGTGCTGGAATAGCATCTGATTTATTTTGGAAGGGCTGGAAGTGGGTAAGGGATAACGTTTTAGATCAACATGGTTGTTATATATCTTACCTGAATAAAAACGGTCAACCGATGGATGCTAGTCTTGCAATAAATCAAGGAATGGTTGTTGGTAGATATCATACAAAGAGACTTCTTCCTGGAATCTTAGGAGTAAAGAGCAAGGTTAGAACCGTTGACGGCAATGCATTTATTAGAAATGACGACTTACTTAAGAGTTTAGGTTGGAAAGAAAAAGAAATAACCGACCTAGTAAGATATGTGAGTTACGAAAATGCATTAGTTAACGCTGAGGTATTAAAATATTCTGGAACTGGTCCAGATAAAACTGGGTTAAATCAATACTTTAAAGTGATATGCAAATTAAACAATGTTATAGATGGTGATGAGATAGAAGTTATAGATTTGATGAATCCAACTGGTCAACCTTTTAAGGTCAGACTAGAGGGAATAATAGCTTCAAGTCTTGGCACTTTTCAAGCCTACACAAATACTTCTATACAAGCTGGGTATAAACCAGATGATCCAACGACTGCAATAAACGTTAATTCACCAGGTGGAAGAGCAGCAATTTTCGTAAGTGAAAGACTCAGAGATAAGCCTTTTGTTATTAGAATTTCTCCAAATGATCAATCTTCAGTTTCTATTTACACAGAAGATGACTTGTCGCCTGGTTCAAGAATTAATAATACAAATAGTTATTTTAAGGGTGTTAATTATGGAGACCAAGAAAGAGAAAAATCTTTAGGAACCGTATTTTACAGGATCCTCGATGAGGATAAAGAAACAAATATTTCTATAGTAAGATCTTTCTTTGTGCAAAATCTTGGCTTAAATATTATACAGAAAAAAGAAAAATTCAAAAAAAATCTTTATCAAGAATCAGTATTTGGTCAAAAGTTTGATGAAATATATAACTCAATATATACTTCTGGTATGGAAAATCATTTTGAAATTACTGGAGAAACGGACCCATTATTAACTATAACTAATGATGAAAGAAAATTGTTTAATGATTTAGTTAACTTTAAAATATTAGAAGTTCTTTATTCAAAAGCTTCAGAATGGCCATATATTTCTTGGGATGAGTACTATAATGACGGAGTACCAGCAACTCTTAACTGGGAACTAGTAACAAATAACTTAGCTCAAGTCTACACCGTAGACCTATTAAGAGAGAGAGCATCTACTGGCGGCTTAGATAGATCTATACCAATGCCTAGTCTTGTTGAACAAAAGGGTGGATTGTAATAATGTCTGATTTTAATTTTAATCTAAATGACTTTAATGATTCTGCTGCTTTTATATCAAAGTTGTCGGAAGGCTATAATCCCGATGGAGCGAATAGCTTACATACTTCAGCTTCAAAAGAAAAGTACGCAAATCAGACATTAACATCTAGAAATTTAACAGACATAATGGCTGGACGGAGCATTAACTAGAAATCCTGCAGCATTAGCAGACGCATCGTCTAGGTTCGTTAGATCATCCCTTCATTCCATTCTTGCAACGGGAATTCAGTCTGGTGATGCATTCCAGATAGCTAATCCAGATTATCAAGGACCGGGAGATGTTGATGTATTAAAAGGTGACCAAGCATACTTGAAAGTAGTTTCTCAGTCTTTAGTTGGAACTGGTTTTGCACCAACGTCAGTTCTAAACCCTTTACTGGAGTCAACAAATGGAAAATGGCCAGGAAATGATAAGTCTAAAGTTGGAGATTCCACTGGAGCACTATTCACACACAATAGCACCGCCTATACAATAGATAGTGAAGCTCCAGGCTTAGGAGAAAGAGCTATTGCAGCAGAAGAAGAATTAAGTGAAGAAGAGAAGCAAATCTATATAGACAGAGGAACATTACTTAAGCAATCTATTAATGAGCCAGCTTTAACAATTGGGTTTGATTTTGACATACCAGATGTTCTATCTTCCTATTCTTTCGTGCAAACAAATTCATATTATAATGTTGACTCAACTGAGTTATCGGTTGAATCATCGTTAATAAGTTCTCCTAAGAAAAAAGCATTTATTAGCGCTTCTCTAATAGAATGTTTATTAATGATGACAGATGTAAATAAAGGCGTTAAAATAAATGGAACATTTGCTCTTAATAGAGCAGTGTTGTCAGAAAGCGATAAGACGAGTAGGCATTCAAATCCAGAAAGTGGAATTGACAAAAATGCTAAGAACTCTATTTCTGATCATGTTTTTGGAAGAGCATTTGATATTAGATCAGTTGGTGATTATGGCGTAATAAGAGGTAAAGAGAGATACGCAGTTGCCTTAGATATTGTTTTGCAAAAGTTAAACACAATGCCACAACCGCTAATGCCAGATCTTATAGTAATTGATCCAGACGTTGCAAAGGATAAAGGAATTGGAGAAGGTTTTGAGTCAGTTGATACTGCAATCAAAACACAATATCCAAATCTAAAATATGTTAACTTTGAATTTGGTCCAGAACACACAGAAAATATACACATTAGTTTCAGTCCACAAAGAGGTGGTAAATATATTGGTTCTGGCGGCTGGACAACCTCTGATGCTTCAGCTCAAAAGTTTGATGAAAATGGAAACCCAGTAGATGATTCAGCAAGTGGGGCATCAGCAAAAGAAAAAGCCTATAAAAATTACAAAAATGGTGGTCCACCAATAACTCCTTACGAGCTATTCATAATGCTTTCCCAAGAAGGTCCATTCTCTGATGAGGCAGCAGCAATTTTTTGCGCTGTAGCGGGAAGAGAGAGTGGAGCTAGTCCAGCGGGTTATAACGGCAAATGCAGTGACAGTAAAACAAGTTGGGGTGGTGACGTTTCAATTGGAATGTTTCAGTATAATTTAATTTCCTTAATTACGAGGTCAACTAACACATCAAGCAACGTGCCAATTTATTACGATGGTTCTGCTGCAACAAAGCAATTAGTTAAAGCCCATAGGTTAATGTACTCTGCTACTGAAGCCTCTTCCTGGGATCCTAATGCAGTAGCAAAAAAATTAGTAGATATTTATACTACAACCACCAATAAAGAGGCTTCAAAGTCTACTACCGATGATAGGTTGTGGTTTCCGATTAATCAAGTTTGGATGCTGATGGATAAGTGGGGTAGATCAGATTTCAAAAACGTAAATAAGATAGATGGATCTAACGGTTTTTTCCATTGGGGAGATTATAATAATTCAGATGGTACACCAAGATCTGATTGTGGATTTATATTCGGAACAAAATTTCAAAATGCTGTTAACGTATATTTAACAACAGGAAAACCCATAGAAACGCTAGAGGATTGGGTTAGAGTAAACTTCAAAAAGAGTAATAAAAGAACAATAAATTACATAGAACAGTGGATGGACGGTACGGTATTCTATGATCATGCTAAAGATGGTTCATTGATAAACGAAGGCGATAGTGGAGTTATCACCTATAACGTTGACGTAGTTGAAAAACAAGGTGCTGGTGGAGATGGGTCTCCCGCATCTTTCACTAAGTACCAAATCGAAGAAGCCGCAGATTGGATTAGTACTAACAAAATTCCTCAATGGTTGACTAAGTACCGTCCAGATCTTTTGGATCCCCCTAATTTTGGCTGTGATAGATTTGCCAGAGTTCTCTCAGCAGCTTTAGGATTATTTGGTACAGCCCAAACTGCACTGTTTACAGATGAGTGGGGAACTGCCGGCAACGCACCTGAATATACCGTGCCCACACCTAGTCTTAGCTCATTCCCAACAGCAGGAGAACACCTGTCTAATCTTATATCTAGCTCCTCATTCTATGGACCAAACACCGAATTTGGAAAGAACCCACCAGCTGGTTATTTGGTGTTTTGGAAGGGTGGGGCCGATGGCTATGGCCACGTAGGGATTTCAGTGGGAAACGGTCAATATGTTGACCAGCACGATGAGAGTCAAGGTTCAGAAAGAATAAGACCAAGAAATATAAATTCAACAACCTTCCCAGGAAGTAAGTATGAGTATGCTGGAACATCATCTGCGTGGAGCGCATAAGGGGATAACATATGAAACAGTATCCAAAGTTTGATGAAAAATTAAATTCACACATTAGCAATAATCAGCTTCAGCAATCTAAAACAAGATCTGGAACTATTATGTCATATAATAAAATGACCAATACAGCTGTAATTATCCTAGACGATAGGATGACAAATCAAGTTGGCAACATATTAAGAAGCGTTCCATGTCCATCTACCCTTGGCGTACAAAGCGTTGCACCAACAGCAGGCACGAGATGTATAGTTGGTTTCGCGGATGCCAATGAAAGATTTCCACATATAGTATCATATATAGACGATACAAATAGCGTAGGAAGATATATGCCCAACTACAGTGTAGACACTGGTGTACCAAAGTTTATGGTTTAAAATGTCAGAAAAAATTCATGCACAAAAGTCTTTTGAATCAGTAGCTGGCAAGACCGCTTCTGAGTTAGATGAATTAAGTAGGAGAAAAAACTTTTCCCAAAGAGAAGTAGGACTTACTCATCCGGATAATTCATCTTTTATAAGACTAACGGATTCTGGTGATATAGAAATATTTTCAGCGCCTGGAGTAGGTATAGTCATAAATGGATCAACAAAAACCATTTCTCTTTTTGCGGATAATATTAAGTTTTTTACAAAAGAAGATGGTTTAAAATGGAACTCTATGGAGTTTAATCATTCGGCAACTGTGTTTTCCGAGCCAGCATTTGTCAGCGCAAATGATAAATCTTATAATCCAGCTTTTTTAAATATGGATCATTACATAAAGAATTTAGATTTAATAGACCAAGAAGATTCACAACAGACAGTTACTATTAACGGCAGCTACGCCTATAGAGAAACCACTAACACTGATGTTGTCTCGGTGGATGTATTGGAAAATTCTTCATTAGATAATGATTTTACAAAAGAAGATATTATTAAATTAGATTCTTTTTGGGATAGGAACTCTTCTGCGTTGTTTAATGCAGAGAGTATGTCAAAGGCTAATTTAATAAATAGAATAAGAGACCTAATGTCTAATGGACGTTCGATAAACCAGGCGTTAGATATTGTTAAAGAAAGCATAGGAGACAATAATGTCTGATTTTTATATCAGCCTTAGTGGTGATTTAGTGGTAAATGGATCTGGAGATTTGGGCTTAGTCCAATCTATGTCAGAAAAAGATATACAGCATGTATACATGAGGTTGATGACTGAGCCAGGTGACTTCTTCATCTACCCTCAACTAGGGACTCAACTGTCGATGTTATACGGAATGCCTCAAAACCCTCAAACTGGTGACTTCGGCAAAAGATTAATTCGTGCAGCCCTAGAAAGAGAAGGGGTTTTTAAAAACAGACAAATTACTATTGAAGCAGTACCGGTTTCCGCAGACTCCATTAGGTTTGATGTTTATTTAATGGGTGACTTAAATGAACCTACGATATTGTCCATAACGCAAGACTTAGGAGCCTAAAGTGGTATCAGTTAACATAAAGAGTAAAGAGCAAATGCTGGTAGCTACTCTTAACGCCCTGCAAAAAAACGCAGGAATCAGTGCCATCTCTCCTGGATCAATAGCTAGAGCTTTTGCGGAAGCAATTCATTCTGAAATTAGCGATCTTTATAACTCTTTAAAGGTGAGTATAGAGCAATCTAATCTTTCAACGGCTTCAGGAATCAACCTAGATATGATAGGCACCCTATATAACGTGCAGCGTAGAACGATATCATCTGAACTAGTCCCAGAAAGAGTTACTGGAAATATAGAATTTTATTTAAATACAACTCACAGTTCAACCGTAACCATTCCAAAGGGAACGCTCGTATATAATGATACGACAGCATTTTCTTCAACCCAATATCAGTATGAGCTAAATTCAGATATCGTTATAACAACTGGCAACACAAGAGCCTATGGGTCAGTTAAGGCAAAATTTGCAGACAACAATGTAACTGCAGCTAGAAATACCTTGGTAAAACATAATTTCATATCACCTCCGGGTATCGTAGTGTACTGTAATAATCCGAAGGAAGTTTATAGTAGTCTTAACTCTGAATCTGACGATAACTATAGAAGAAGAATAGTTTCAGGAATTAGAGGTTCCTCTTCAGGTACCGCAGAATCCGTTAGGTTTGCAGCCTTGTCAGTTAAAGGTGTAAGGGATGTAAAAATAAGAGAAGCTTCTCTTGGTGTTGGTACTTGCGATATAGTTGTTATACCAGAAACTCAAGCTGGAATAAGTATAATGAGTCAGTTGGTTTACGAAAAAATTAAAGCAGTTAAACCAGTTGGTATTAATATGAATCTTAGAATAGCTACTAAAAAATTAGTAGATGTTTCAGCTACCTTGACCCTAAGAGAGGGAACAGCGGGAGCAATTGCTAGAAGCGTAGAAAATCAATCAAAGATTTTCTTAAATAGATATTTAAACAGTCTCACAATTGGTGACTCAGTTTCAATATCAGAAATAGAAAGACAGATGAAGCTTTCTTCAGAGCTAATCATGTCTGTCACTGTTGGTAATATTAAGGTAGATAATAGGAATATACCCAATAAAGATTATAGACTATCTGATGATAAAAGTTACATGGCTGCTGGTACGCTTAGCCTATTCTCTGTTATAATGGGAGCGTAAACTAGTAGAAAAGGTGTAAATTAATGTCTGAACAAACTTACTCTGTTATAAGAAAGCAGATAGTAAAAGCAAAAAACATGACCCATGCAAGAATGGTATCAGAAGGGTATGATAACTTTCCTGGCGAAGTACTACATGATGATTGTGAAATAATAGAAACTGGAATAACAGAAGTGTGGAATGAAGAAGAGCAAGACGCTCAAATCTTCTTAGATAGTCATGAAGCCACAGCTGCTGATCAATCTATCTTTTTAAGATCTGAGAATAGACGTTTGGCTAAAATAGCTGAAAAGAATAAGAACGTAAAAGACGAAACAGTTTATGCAGTGTATCAAGCTGCATTTGATGCCTTTTCATCTATAGAAACTGCTCCCATTAAGGGCCCAACACTTAAGGTGTTACCAGGTGTTCCTGAAACGGCAGTAGCGGTATTTGCGGATTGGCAATTGGGTAAGATAACTCCTGATTATAACTCTGAAGTTTTGGCAGAAAGAATAGAAGTTTATACTCAGAAACTGCTAGAAATAACGGAAATACAAAGGAAGCATCATCCCGTTAAAAATCTTCACGTATGGCTGTTGGGTGACATCGTAGAGGGTGAAGAAATATTCCCAGGACAAGCTCACCTTATAGATTCTGGACTCTATAGACAAGTAGGCGTTAACGGTCCAGCAATTCTGAGCAAGTTCTTTGACACTGTATTGCAACACTTTGAGCACGTACATGTTACTGGCGTGATAGGAAATCACGGCGCAGTAGGCGGACGTGGTAGAAAGATGCATGATCCAGAAACAAATATGGACAGACTGCTTTACAAGTCAATGGAATTCTTTTACAAAGAAGGAAGACAAGAGCCAAGAATAACCTTTAATATTCCAGATGGAAAAGGTGAAAGACATTGGTACGCTGTAGACACCATAGGTAACTACAGTTCTCTATTAATTCATGGTGACCAAATGCCTGCACCAGGACAATATCATGGCTACTATAAGAGGGCAATGGGGTGGAAAGATGGCGCAATCCCAGAGCACTTCGAAGATATATTTATGGGCCACTATCATCAGCAGTTTAAGATGACCATAGGTAGCTCAATGCTCAGGGTCTCAGGTTCACCAGAAAGCTATAACACTTATGCTCAAGAGTATTTTTCCTCAATGAGCAGACCGTGTCAGCATTTGATGTTTGTTCACCCCGACAATGGAGTTACTTGCGAATACAGTATTTGGCTAGATGCGGTTTAGGAGTTTAATAAATGAAAACCTATTTGTTAAGCTTTAACACTGGAGACTTCACTAAAAGTAATAATTTGTGGACCTCCAGTGTAATTGACCTTTATTCAAATAAGTTTTATAAAAACTTCTCGTACACTAGGTCAGCAACTGGTTTAAATTCACTAGGTGATTACATTTATACTGGAACCAGCGTATTACAAGGTGCCACTCCAACAATAGAAGGTGCGTATGCAGTTACTGACACTGGAGAACTATATCTAGATCCTGGTGTAAGTCCCCATTTATTCTTTAATTCAAATTCAGTCAGCGGTGACAGTTTTGTTTTTGATCCAGATACTAGTTCAACGCCAATCTTTACCGCTGATTCAGAAGAAGATTATCTCTATAGATTTATAGATACAACATCTCGTATTGATATAAGAACTTTTAAAGGAGCTTTTTCTAGTTCCTTAAACAGTATTGAATCAATTACTTTTGATTTAAATATATACGAATCAGATAGTCAAAATCGGACCATGGTTACTAGCGGTAACTACCACTTCTAATGCTCTAGGATCAATACTTCTATCAAAAGATGTAAAGCGATATGCAAAATTTGAAGTAGTAGTAAATACGGAATTAGAAGTATTAACATCTTTAAGTTTTCTTCTTATAATAGAAGTAGCTATATCAGAACCTTCTAACCCAGTAATTTCACGTTCAACAAAAAATGTATTAGGCAGATTTCCTTCGTGGATGCATCTATATGAAGACTCAATAGATCAGGCTACTCCTAGTTTATATGTACCAAAATCAACAGCTGGCAAATTTTTAAATGCAGTTATTGGTGAAGATTTAGATGACTTTGATAGAGAAATAGATATATTTAGAATTAACTCTTTTATAGAAAGAGCTGATGTTAATCAATTAACTTGGTTGTATTCTTCTACAAATATAACAAATGTTTTTAATAAAGTATTATCTAATGAACTTCTAGAATTAGCTAGAGTAGATAACCTTGTTGATTTCTATAAATCAAAAATTTCTGATGATGTTTTTTATCACAACCCTTTAAATAGAGAAATTCTAACAGTAAAAGAATATGGAAATCTCTCAATAAAGAGTGAAAATACTGGAACTGTAACTCCTTTAACTCAAACACCAATATTAAGATACAACTGGTTTGACGAAATGGGTGCAAGAGTTGGTTTATTTAGAATGCATCTTGAGTCTAACGCTTCCTATAAGGAAAGAATTCTAGATGTATTCAAAAATCCAAATGGCGCTGATATAGAATCATTTAAAAAAGTTCTTAGAAGAGAGTTAAATCTTTGGAAGGCTTTTGGTGCCACTCCATCTTCTAGTTATCCAGGCGCAACACCTGAAATTTTAGAAATATCAGATATAGAATATTCAACTCCATATTTTACCGCAGATGGTAATCCAACTGATCTATTTAAAAAATTAGTAGATGATTTAAATGTAAGATACCCTACAAATTGGGGATACTTTAGATTTGGAGATAGCATTTGGGACTACGCTGGAGAGGATAATGAGGGTGTTAATAGAATTCGCTCTAGATACTATGATGAAGAAATTGCAATACCATATTATCAACCAGGAGTTGGAGACTTAAATGACGCTGGATTATTTGTCACTAACTACGATGCAACTCCTCAGTTTTTTGAAACTTCAATAGTTGCCAAGGGCAAGAAAAATGTTAGCACTTCTTTAAAGTATGAACCAGTAAAACTTCAGTATGAGTATTATGGTTCCTATGAAATTACCGAATACAATAATCCAGCAGCTACCGTAAATCTAACTCTTGAATTCAGTGCTACCCCGCACGGGTCATATGCAACGCCAATAACATTTTTTGCACCGCTCACATTCTATCCAAAGAATAATTTTGGTCCAACTCACTCAGCTTACCCGGAATATAATTCTATAGAAATATTTGATACAGAAGGATATGTTTCATCAAAATATTCACTAAAAGAAAAACAAACATTATCTGGATATAAAGATACAAAAAGTTCAATTAACACTTCTAGATTAGAAGTATCTGAGATAGAAAACATAGTTCTTAAAAATGGATTATGGAATGGCTCAACTTATGCAACGCCAAACTCTAATAACTTTGAAGCAAAGTTTTCTCACAGAACTGCGAATCTAATAAGTAGTGGAACGCTATTATCAGCAACACCAAACTTTGCTCAGAGTACACAACTGCAGCTTCTTTCAAAGCTATATAATCCAGTTCAAGTAACTAAATACACAACTCCACAAGAGTCTGAAATTATTATCAATAATGTTGCTACGCCACCAAGTGGTTATTCAATTGATCATAATAGAATTGTCTCTAATATAATCATGCCAGTAGGAGCAACGCCAAGACAGATATTTATTAATAACTTGAAACCAACAAGCGTAGACGTAGATTACCTTGATGACAATTCAGCTTTTTCTGGCTATGGTGGTGTTTCTTATTATTTAGAAACTGATAGAGAAGTATTTATTCCATCTTCACCCAACTTAAGCATAAGATTTAATAGTTCAAATCTTGCAACACCTAGTTCAAACGCTAAAATTGGAACAACTACAGTAAACGGATCCGCTGCAACTGCATCATATTACTTTACTCAACTTAGCTATCCATATACTAGTACTCCGAATTCACTTACAGTATCGACTCAAAATAGCTCAATCTATCCATTTGAGATAGTTAATTGGGATCCCTTTGAGCTAACACATGCTTCTCCTATCTCTGGATACGTTGATGAATATGGGGTAATCAGTTATAACTCCTTAAATGGTGAATATGTTCCAGGAAAAAATAGTAATTATATTTCATTACCAGAATTAACAAGAGAAGGTTTTGGCCTGTCTGGTTCTGAAAAGTTTAAATACTTCTTTGAAACAATTGAAGTTTTAGATCCTGAATCTGTAAATGTATCAGTTTGGTCAGAACAAAAAATCGTTAATCCATTTTTAAATAGAACGTATGTTCTTGAGTCGAACGGTATATCTAGCATTTACACAGATACTGATTACACCACAAAGAGTTTAAGATATCCAGATAATTCCATCTCTGAGTCATATGATCTACAGAGAAATACTACGGTATTTGATAACTTTATAGTTAGAGGAAAATTATACGACGCAAGATTAGACGCCAGGATTAATACTGGCTGGATTCATTTAGACAATGATGAGTATTACGTCTATGCTAAGCCGGTAACTGAGGTTAAAACTGGAATACTAAAAGAGGTAACATTAGCCAATGCACCTAGGCAAGGTGCTCCGGTTATGGTAAATGTTTCTTTAGTTGGTTCAGCAACTCCTGAAATTTATACTGAGGTGGGATTTCCTCATGAGTCTTCTCCAAGGCATTTTGGATTTGAAAATACAGAAACGTTACAGCCTAAGTTTGACAATAGCTTTCATCTTGGTTATAAAAATGTTTATAATCTTTCTATTACAGATGCGTACACTGGAGAGCTTCTATTCAGCAATCTTTCAACAAATAATTCATTTATTAAGTTAGATAAATCTACATATGAATTTAAAAAAGATAGAGACTATTACATAAAATATAAGGTTGTTAATTCATATTACGTGGATAATATCCTTGATGGTTCTTCATATTATTCAAAGATAGTTTTTGATGCTACTCCTAACGCTACAATGAACTATGAGATCACATATGAATCTTCAATATACGAAGACTCAACTCCTATTGATTTAAATTTTGGACAAACAAGCTCACTCCTAGACAAGGGTTACGTAATTGCATCAAATGCAACGTACGACTTTGACAGAATAAAACTATATATTTCTCCGGGTTACATCTTAGATGATGGAAATGATTATATAACTATAAGTATAATTTCTTTAGATACTGAAGGAAATCCAAAACCATATCAAAGCTTTAGTCTTTCCTCACTACTTCATCAGCTAACCTTTGCTCAAAGTACCATAACTACAGACGATGAAGGATTTGCTTCTGTAAATGCAGTTTATGAAAGTGGAGACATCGCATACAGTACTAACGTGATGGTCTTAATTGATGGAGCAATATACCCGAGTAATCCATTAGCGCATCCAGATAGTGAAACTAGTGAATTCTTTACTCTTGAGTTTATTCCAGTATATTCTTCAAGGGCTGAAGATACAACGCTATTAGCGTCAGCCAACCCAAGCATCATCAATGCTGATGGAATATCATCTACAACCATATCGGGAATACTAACAACCGACAATGCACCAAGTGAGAATAGTGTAATTTACTGGAGAAAGTCTAGATATCTATACTCAACCCTAAACGAAGTACCCTATAGTAACTCAACCTTAAAGCCAGATAAGAACACTACTTCAGGCATAGTCTATACGGATGTTAATGGAAAGTTCGAGATAGGTCCAGTTCCATCACAGGAAAGAGCAACTCCTGGATATTGGTTTATGGCTATCGATTCAGAGTTAAGTTCAACTCCATCTTCGACTCCAAATACATCAGTTGGCGATGTTCTATTCTGGTATGAATCTTATGATAATGTAGACATCAATTTTGTGCCTGGATTAAAGATACCCGATATAATTAATCATGATATTAGTAAATCATTGAATATATATTCTACTCCAACGTTTAGAATTAGTTACTATAATGAAAACATAGTAGACAACACTGAATCGACGCCTAGATGGACGCCGCCACAATGGCTGCCAATTCCAAGATACGACCAGTACCAAGCTGGATATTTTGGTGCAACCCCATATGTTATTTCAGATTACTCTAACTTAATAAAGGATTATGAGGATTAATTGTGGATAAGTTTAATTTAAATATTGACAACAGTAGTCAAAAAAAGATAAGAAAAGTAAATAATTTACCACTAGATGATTCCTCAACCGCTTTAGTTTGGTTTAACTCAAAGCCAGTAACTCCAGCAAATAACATTTCAGTAACAGATCTGTCTAATTTTATACCAGAGAATTCATACTCTTCAAATATTAATGCTTCAAATAGATCTGCAAAGAATAAAATAGTTTTTGCCAATGAACTAGGAATACTAGAGGACTCAGATGGCTATACGGTATTCGATTCAGATGACATTAGCGTGAGCGATGTATTCCTAAACACACGTGCATTAGATAAGAAGTACTACATTGAAGATCTTAATAAGAACGGATTTGTTCATTCGTTTTATGTTTCTAGATACTATACTCTCCTGCCAAGAAGTTCTTACGCATATGATGGACTTGATGATTTTTTGTCAGAGTCCAGTGTTCCAAAGTCAATTAAAGTTATTGACAAAAATGGTTTTGAGTATGTAGATCAATCTACTGGTTTGAAAAAATATAGAATATTAATTGAACAATTAGATTTGCCAATCTATTCAAATAGATCAAATATTCCTTCTAAGATAATAGCTTTATTTGATAGTCCATCTCCAGTAGACTTATCGTTAGTTTACGATAAGGTTACGCTATCTTCAACTGAGTCAATATCTTCAACGATTCCTCAATATAAAGAAAACATTAATACTGTTAGTATTTTTAATAGAATTGGAGAGGAATCAATTGTTGTAGATAATTCTTCAAGGTCAAAAAAAATATATAGTAAAAAATCTATTACATCAAAAAATAATTTAATTAACAGCACGAATGCTAGAGCAGAAGGTTTTGAAGTATTTGTTCCTAAAAAAGCTTTGTCAGATAATAGAACTTATGAATCTTTTAACTGGAGATTAATAACTAAAGTTAAAAGATCCGTTGATGTTTCATCTATAAATTATGGTGAAGAAATAGATAAAGAAAGTTCTATAAAACAAAAAGTAATTAATTGTGCCGTGCTATCAACATCAGCACAGATATCTGGCATGGAGCAATCTAATGATTTTGGCGCAGCAAACCCTTACGCTTTTTTGAGACTAGAGCAGTCTCCGTTTAATGCATCTAAGTACAAATATGCAAATCCCTTATCGGAAAAGAGTAATCAATACGGAAAAAATCAAGCATCGTATTGGTTATTAAATTTAGATAAAGTTACTGATGATGAACTTTCTCTATACGACATAGTCACCTGGACTCCTAGTTCTCCAATAACTACAGAACAAGGTCTAAAGCTAAAGAAGTATCTAGAGCAGACTCAGGGAACACTGGTATTAGATTTATCAAAACTTTCTGTTATCACAACACAGGCAATTGATTATACTGGCGCACAATCAATAGATCCATCCTTATCGGTCAGTGCCCAGGAATATCCGCTAGATACATGGACCTATAATCAGGAAAATATTTTTCTTAATGAAAATAAAACCAATGCTTGGCCGATTAACCCAGGTATTTTTGAAAGATTAACTGTAGATAATGTTAACTACGATGTATATTCAATATTTGGAAGAAGCAATCTTTCTAATCTTACAACTAAAAAAACAGTAAAAGAATTTACTGGAAATATTTCAACCAATAATACTGTGCTAACTAACTCTAGAAGTAAGCCTATATTCGTTAGCTTAGAGTTCACACCTTCAACTGATTCGCTATCTAAAGGCACGCTATTGGCCACAACCACACCAATGCTTAAATACTGCAATGACATATACCAACCATCTTCCATCTTTGATATAGCAACAAGTAACAATGGTCCAACTAGCATAACTCAAGCTACGTTTACTGCTGTAGCAGCAATAGAAGGTCCAATGAAAATGCTATACAATGCATGTTCGGTTGCATTATTAAATAGAATATTTTCAACTAAGGTTAAAGATCTAAGATCGTCAATGTACTATCAGGTTTCAAATTGGCAATCTTCATATGTATTAAATGGAAACGTTTTATTAGAAGACGAGAAAAAAGAAGTATATTCTCTTATTAAGGTAGACAATCAAAATGCTGTTGGAACCTCAAAGTATGCAAGGAATTTAATCCCAAGTAATTCTTCAGTGTTAGAATTTTACAAAAAATCTATTTATGACTTTTTAGCTGATCAACACAGTATCTCTTTGCAAGAAATTGATTCTAGTAATTTAGAATTTTTTATAGAGATAACAAATAATGACGTAGAAATCGCAAACGCTACTCCGATAAAAGGTGGAGATCGTATTTACGCAGCCGTTGTACAAAGTGGTACAGAGATACCAACTTCTTATAATCTATTTAAGATAAACAACGATAGCATTACTGGGGCAGTTTATGCGTATACTAATTCTCCATCAGCTCAATTCACTGTGCCCGGTGGCTTTGGTCCTTACGTTATAAGAGAAAGACTATATAGATCATCGACCAAAGAAATAAACGATGGACTTTCTAGTTCAATATCTTCGTCTAATAGTTATAAAAATTATACGTTTAATTTTTCTATCTTTAATTCTTATAATCAATCAAGTGAATCAACGCTAAGCTTTAGTGCAAATTGGTCAGCAGTTATTACCGCAGAATATACAGCAACACTATCAAGACAAGCAAGATATGAAGATGTTTTTCCACCTGGTTCCAAAAGGGAAGCAGACGATATTGCTCTTACCAAAACTTTTGAAACTGGCGCAGCATTTTCTGGTGCTGATAGAATTGACGCCTACAGGCAAGGGATAAATAGTAACGATCCAGTTAATAACTTTTTATATACAGGGGACATACAACAAGGTAATATCATCGGAGCATATGGAGAAAATAAACCCAATATGCTTCCAGATTATATTAAATATATACAGATAAGTATGAGGGAAGCCGGGATATTGGTTGCTGGAAAACTTCCAGAATTAAGTGGACAGTTTAAAGCAAACACACGAAATGCAGTTTTGGCTTTTCAGGCATCAGTCAATGCAAGATATGAAAATGGAACGGTTGATAGCGAAACTAAGTCATTAATCGCAATTCATATTTGGAAATCTATAAAGAATTCTGATCCAACCCGATATAGTGCAATAATAGCTAGGTTACAAGTAAATAATCCAACAGTTGTTAAGTATGTTGTAGCAGCCGCAGATGCGATAGAGTTACATGATCTTCCTAATAGAGATTGGAATTATAGAAAAATAACATATACTGGTCAATCTGGTCCTAAAAAATTAGTAGATTCAATATTTTTTGCAGTTCCATTTGACCAAATTTCAATTGATGGAATAACGCAACAAGATCTAAAGGGTCAAGTTCTCAAATCTGTGACTATATATCCTGGAACATTTGCTGGTGCACCAGACTATAAGGGAATAGCTCTCAAGCAGGCAGTAGTCTATTCTGGGATAGACATGGCTGGCAAAAATATAATTAAAGGCGCTGCAGAGTATACAACTGAAAAGTTTACAATTGAAGTTAATAAGCCTATGGCAGAGTGTATGTTCTTTGCTTTCCAGTTTAATGGTGGTTCATTAGGGGGGAAATATGGAACCTTTACTGAAGGTTATTCTTTAGCTAAAGTAGAATTTGAAATTGGTTACACACTAGATACTTTTAATGCTCAAACAATAGTCGAAAGTGGTTATAGATTAGATACGACTACAGCTCCAGTAGAAATAAAGTTTAATATAGCTGGATCAGTTACTGGTATATCTCCAAACAAAGCTGAGATTATAGATCTAAATGGTGTTAAGTCCACCAAGTATGCAACAACTCCAGTATCTATAACATATCCTACATGGTCTGGAGAAAAAACTTTAAACTTATCGAATACTACAATTAATTTTAGTAGCACTTCATATAGTCCGCCATTTACACCTTACTCTGATTCTAATTTAGAGCCTCAGTACAAAGATGAATCTATATCAATAAACTTAACGCAGACAAAAACAGTTTCAATAAACTCAAATACTTTTGCTGTAGCTAATGTTGTTTCAGCGACTGGAAACCCAGTAAATAGTTCAGATTTAAATTTAAGTATTTCTTCGAATAGATTAGTTTTTGAAACTTCATCTCTTATATATGAAAATTCAAACGTAATCAAAAGCGCTGAGAAGCTTTTGGATAATTATTGGTTAATGAAAACAGATGGTTCTATAATAAAATCTGCAAAAAAAGCAATCTCTGTCTTAGATGGCCTCGTACTTTTAACTCAACCAAGTTTAGATAAAGATAAAGTTGGTAAACCATACGGCATAGATCTTCAATCTTTTGTAAATACTCTTTCTACTGATAAAGAATTTAATACAGATTATGGATCTTTTATATTAACAAATAATGCTAGAGATGATGGTGGTTTTCTTTATGGTTTCTATGATAATAAGAAAAAAGAATTTTTAGGTATGAATCTTTATTATGTAGACTACATTTCAAGAGGTCCAGAAAATGTATACATTGCTGCACTTGCAGTAGATGCAGATGGAAATCTTGGAAATGGATTAGACTTCTTTGGACCAAAGACTTCTGGCAAAATAATACCTTCTTCCATACCAGTAAAGATGGCATGCCCTATATACAATGTTGAATATGTTCCATCATCAAGAATAGGAATATCATCGATCCCACCAAATCTTTCAAAGTTTCAACAATGGCCGTTGTATATAACATCTGGATCTTTCACAAAAGATATATACATAAACCCAGCTTATGGTTGGACTTCTTGGGCTGAAAAGTACACTGGGAAAGTATTAAGAGCTACATATTCAACTTTAAATATGGGTAATGTAATCTGGTCTCAGATTGCTGGTAAACCATATATTACTATAATTAATGAAACACCAATAGTTTTATCATCTAAGAGATATCAATTAATGCAAGTTCCTATAGCAACTTTTATGGAACCTTCGCAAATGGAATGTGGGTCAGTTGTTAACTGGGTTGATTTTGAAACAAGAGAATCAGTTGACTCACCATGGACAGCAGTAGATTCAAATCTTATAAGAAATATTAATTCCCAGACTGGAATAGTAGATTTCATCACACCGATAACGAGTGATCCAGATCTAATAAGAGTGAACTACACCGCTAAATCAAATGGTATTCCGCTCAAACAAATTAACGGCAGAGTTATTCCATTGAATCCATTCCTCAATAAAAACACAGTAGAAACAGAAAAGCCTCTACATATTTATATTAAACCTATAAGAATAGAAGTTAGAAGCTCTAGTCAAGATGGCTATGTTTGGGATTATGTTAGCGACTATTCATATGATTCTCCAATAGATTTTACTTATAATACTTCTATTTTTGATCCATATAATAGCGTTAACTACGATCCATTTTCTCTTCAAATAGGGCTGGTTCACGTATTGAATTCTGTAGATGTTAAAGATTTAGCTATTGAAGATTTAAGATTAAAAGGCGGAGGATTAAAGGCTACTATGGGTAAGACTATAGATGTACAATCTTATGGATCACTCGATATAAACAAGGTCTTTAAAGAAGTCAAAGAAGCATCTTCATTCTGGGATGTTTATCCACCAGATCAACAGGCATATTCAAAGGGCGGATTCATTATAATAAAACTGCCAAAAGAAGTATTAAATAATTTTACTAGTGAAGCAGAGTTGTATAGTATAATAAGTAAGAACATAACCGCCGGTGTAGCATATAAGATTCAAGATATGGAAGGAAATGATTGGGGTGTATTATCATGATTAACTTTCTTCCTAGTATAATTAAAACATTTTCTGACAATTCCCAGCAAAGTGTTGGCTATTTAATTAAAAGCATTAAAGCCGATAAAGCACAGGTAGCAGAATTAGTTAAAAGTCTTTCTAATTTTTCTGTTGGAGCAGACTTTGCCCCAGCCTTAATGAGGTCTAGGGCTATTATAGAATCTGAATTCTTTGTTGATATTTTTAGAGATGTACAAATAAGATTTGATAGATACTTTTCGGCATCTAATTCAATTAGCGTATCTTTAAACTCGATGATAGAAGTCATGTCATCTCAAGTAGCAAAAATAGAAAAAAATATTTCTCTTTTAGAAAATTATATAGATAACTATGATTTTATTTCAGGAAAAGATGATCTTTATAATGACTCTTATATAGAAAATTTTAATGATTTTCTAAAATCAAATACATATGACACTTCTCCAGTTCCCTTTGTCGATAGAGGCGGAGTTGCTTTTGATGAAAGTGGAAACGGTTTTGTTGATCCAATTGTTTCAAAGTTTAAAATTGGCAACGGCATTGATTTTATCAATGCTATAGGTTTTGTAAAATCAGTAGACTACGAAACTAACTATAATCAATATATCTCTTCCATAACTGATTATGAATCTTTATTTAACGAGAAACAGTCGAACGTATGGAATATCTCAGTTCAATCACCAACAGTATTAACTTCTATCCCACCATCATTTTCTCAAAACATAGACTATGACTACTCTTATATAGTTGGTGCTAAAACTGTAATGACAATTAACTTTATAAAAGAAATTGAAATGGATTTAATTAGAATAAATCCTAATGAATATGATGGACTGCAGCTAATGCAAGTAGTTGTAGAATCAGCAAATATAGCAGAAAGAATCTATTCAAGCAATTCTAATGTTCCTAGCTCTGGTTATCAAAAAAAGAAAATTCTTTTATCTCCAGTAAAGATAAACTCTGTATTAGACATTAGCTTTCCTTTAGATAAAGTAAAGAGTATAACGCTTATATTTAATCAAAGCACGTATAAGAAAAATACTATTTCACCAACTTCAGATGAAGTATCTTCAAGGCTAATTCATGAATTACTAAATGGTATAAGGAAAAGTAAGAAGAATAATCACAGTAAACTTCAAGACATAGTCCTAGAATATTTTAGAAAATTTAATTCAATAGATGAAGCAAAAAGAAATTCATATGCATACACTGATTACTATACATATAAATATCCAATTGGCAAAGTTGGATCCCAACCATTTTTAAATGAAAAAAATAATTCAATATCTTTAGACCAGGAAAATCGCCTGTCGTCTAGTAACCATCTTTCTGTTATGGTAAAAAATATAGTGTCACAAACACTAGGTGATAGATTTAAGTTGTTTGATGATTCATTATTTGTAGATAGCAGATTAAATAATAGGGGTGGACTTCTTGGTAAGGTAGGAAATTCTCCAAGTATTCTAAGTAAGAATTCAAACTCATTAGATAAAAATCTAGTAAGCTTTTCAGACGATGCCATTATGTCAGGATCAAATATTTATTCTACGAATATGTTAAGAAACAAAAATCAAAATGTAGAAAATTATATGTATTCTTTTTCATTAAAGGGAGTGCAATTTGGTAAGACAAGGCAGATCTCAAATGCAACAAACTCACCCTCCACTAATAAAGCATGCTTTATCAGTTCTAAAATTCCAATAGACGGGAATCCCCTAGCTGTTAAGGCTAAGTTGAATCTAGAAAAAGTTGATGAGAGTAAGGCGCTTCCAGATTTTGATCTTAAGGAAGCAAACTCATATGAATTATCAATTTCAATAAAAGAAAATCCAACTTCAGAAAATGACTGGATACCAATCATCTCTTATGATAACAATGACATTAACTCTGAATTTTTATTTTTTGATTCAATAAGTAAAACAGCATTTTTTAGATTTTTTCCAATTGATACATCTATAAAAATATACTCAAATCAAAAATTAATTCCAGAAAGTCAATATACTGTAAACAAGTTTAATAGATCAATTTATATAAATTCTTTTGATCCAAAGAATAATTACGTTGCTAGTTATACAGCAGACAACGTTAACTTTACTCAAAATTACATAGATATATCTACGCTTTTGGCTGGCAATCAAACCTTATCGGCTTATTCTAATGATAAAAATGGTGAGTTCTTTGAAAGAACTGCATCAAATAATGGTATCAAATTAGTTAATCAACCATATATAAACTATGATAAGCTAAAAAAGGCTTCTTACAGTCAAAGAGGTGGTACTATTAACACGATAGAGTACACCGGTTATACTCCAGTGCTTGTAAAGTTTTCTGATGGTTCATATGCTACTAATCTTACTAACTATAAATTAGGTAGTTTTGAAAAGGGTGAATTTTATGATACTCAGGAAGTTCTATTCTTCCATAATGGAAAGAATATCATCTTCAATAAAGCTATTACTCAACCTTTTAACGTTATATATGAATATTTAAATAGTCAAGTAAGATTCAGATTAATTATAAGAAATAATTTTAATAACTATTTTTCATCTGGTTCAGTAGACAATGTTATACTTAAGTTTAAAACAAAAAACTCTGATCATATGGCAAATAATCTTTTAAGATTGGGATAAAAATGGCTCAACTATCTACAAATACAGTATTCTACGATCAGCTTATTAAGAAGGTACAATCCTTTCTAAGGAAGTATTCCCAAAATACAGTTAGCTCATATGAAGATATGTCAGAAGAATTTCACATACTCATAACTGAGATAAATAAATACTCGACTGATCCAATAGCAAAATATAATCAAGTAATAAAAGGTGAGCCACCATCTTCTAAAAAGTTCAATGCATTTATTTCTGGGGTTGCAGATGATTTAAACATAATAGCTAAGCAACTTGATTATCAGAGTGCGCAGTTGGTATCTTTGTATAATTTATTTAACTCTGAAATAGAAAAAGAAAACCAATTTGCTAATAGAATTAAGTCAAAAGTAAGAATACTTCAGGCTTACTCAGAAGCACCTAGTGAAGATCTGTATTACTTTGGTGACTCATTTGAGAATATGGATTTTATAGATGTAGAAAAAACACCCAAAAACCTCATTGCATCGATTAGAAACGGAAACGCATCGCTTCCAGTTATCGACACAAATGCTTGGAGCGTTAGATCAATTTCAATTGATGAAAAAGAGTCTAATGGATTCATTGGGAATAATCATATGGTGTATGCGAAAGAGAATATAGATTCAAACTATCGTTACATGTTCCAGGACAATAACTCTGTGGGACTCTTGCAGAACGTAACTGATTCTAACCCTTTAACATATTTTGAGTATGAGGGAATATACATAGACCCAATACTAAAAAATAAAAACGGAGCAAAAGATTTTGAGTTTACATATTCTTCTAAAATCTCAACAGATGGAAAAACAGATACTGTTTATAAAAATTGGTCAGAAAAAATTCTCAAAGAACCACTTAAGCTAACCTTAAAAATAAGAACAGATTCTTCAAAAAAAACAAATTCTATATCTATAGTTCCTTATTTTGGACAAAGTCGGAGCTCCATATTCTGAATTAAAAGTTTCTTCTATAACTGCAATTTCTAAAATAACAAATCAAACTGTTGAGCTTTTAGATTCTCCGCTTTATATAGGTTCTAATTTCATTCCTCAAAATATTGAATCTAAAAAAAATTACTACTATAATAAAGCAGTAGTTTACTTTAATGAAATAGTTACATCAGAAATAACTGTTAAGTTAGAGCAATCAGACTACTCTGATATAACAATGCAGCACATGTATTGGAAACCGTTTTCAAATACCGGATCTCTTGCTCCACTAAATACTAATAGTAGATTTGATCCAGCTGGACTTAGTGCTATTGGTTTTCAAGATGTTCAATTTAATTATTTAGATTTAGTTCCAAGCATTTTGCGCCCCAATGTTTCAAAAGATCAATCTAGTCTTGCAACAAAGAAGATTAATATCACATACAAAGAAGCCATAAAAATAGAGAGGCATGTTGTAACTTTTAAGAGATTAAATTCTTCTGCAGCTCCATCTTTGCAAAAATACTATTACGTAAACCCAGCAATAGCCTATCAGACTTTGGCTAAGCAGCAAGAATTAGCAGCTGTGTCTGATATTACTTTAGCTTTTCAATACGAAAGCTTGATTGCTGCTGAAACGGCAAAAACATATATACAGGCAAAAATATCAAACGCAGAATGGTCTGGTTCTAACTTTCAAGATTTAGCAGTAGAAACAATTAAGTCAGATCTATCACCTAAATATTCAACGTCTTCCATCCTGCTTCAAAGAAATTTTGAAATTTATCCAGCTAAAAGATTTACGATAGGACTTAGATCTATAGACGTTAACTATAGCGTATATGCACAAAAAGCTCAGTTAATATCTAAGCCATTTGTATTTGGTTACAATGTAAAAAATTTAACCGTATCTTCTGATACGGTATTCAGCCTTCAGGGTGGCAACTCAAATATAAGTTACATTAAATATTACATATCAATAGATGACGGGAAAAAGTGGATACAAATTTCTCCGATAGAAGATCCGTTCAATGGCATTCCTGAAATATTATCATTTAATGAAAATATAGAAAGCTTTGGTCAAGTAAAGGGAGTTTCATATTTCAACTCTCCAGACATACCATCTGATACAAAGTCAATCAGAATAAAAATTGATATAGAAAAACCAAGATATGAAAACACTACACCTGTTATTTACTCATATCAAATAGCCGGAAGAGTTGAGCAATTATGACGATAAGCAATATACAAAAGGAAAAATTCTTAAGCACTTTATACAAGAGCCTTTATGCTGGTGGAAACAAGCCTAACGAGCAGGAAATATTAGAGTTCTTTTCTAAGTACTTTTCTAAGTATGAGCCAGGGCAACCATTAGATATAAATGCTCAAATATTTAGACAGATGGCATTTGGTCAAGTTGAAATTTTTAATCAAAAGATGCTACATACTCTTTTTAATATAGAAGTTTTGTATGATTCTATATTTGAAAATTCTGATGATTTAATGACTGTAGCAACAGCATTAAATAAAAGATTAAATAACTTAAAGTCTAAAAGAATGATGTTAGAAAATAAAGTGGATGACTTAATTTTTGCTAATCAAAATTCAGAAGGATACTATGCAGCATACTCAGACAACTTTGCCTCAACAAGTGGATCTGATCTAAATTATACTTCAGCTTTTGTCGACACAGTTAACGGTAAAGTTTCATTACCAACATTAAAGTCTTCGGTTTTTGATTTACTTTCCACTAGTTCAGTTGTGGCAAGCGCACCAACATATTCTCTGAGTTTTAATAAAACGCAAATAGATTTAAATAAGAAGTTTTCTGACGATTCTTTTTTTGGATCTGTTTTTGATGGTTTAGAAAATACTGAATGGCAAAACGTATTTTATTTTGACACTATAGGCTTAGTTAGCTTTTCAATCAACTTACCTATAGCTAAAAATGTTATCTTATCAAAGATAGAGGGAAGATTAAATACTATTTCCCCAACTGATATCTACGTGAAGGTAAACTACACCGACCCCAACAAGGTGTCTGAGGTGTTGAATAAAAAATCTACTAAAGATTATGATAGATTTTCTTTTAGCTTTGATCCAGGTAACGTTGGTTCAATAGATATATTCTTTGTTAAAACAGAACCAGACGTCATAGAAGACAACAGAGCTAGCAGATATGGATATAGATATGGCATTAGAGACATAGCTATAAGTGGACAATACTATGATAAATCTGCATCGTTTGTATCTGCTCCGATATCATTAAATTCAAATGACAATAGCAACTTGGTGATCGACGCTGTATCGATAGATGTTGGAGAAAATTCACAGGATGGTTCAGTTAATTATTTTGTAGCAGAAGATAACGCGTCCGCTCAATCAATATCTGATTTTTCTTGGATTCCAATTTCTTCAGAACAAAGTACTCAAAACTCTTTTTCTACAACAGTTAATTTTTCTGGCTCTTCTTTAAAATCAAAAAAGATATTAGATGGTGTAGAAAACTCTACAAACTCTTTAAATAAAATACCATTAGTTTCAAAAAATACTTCTAAGAACTTAAATGAGCAAAATCCAACAGTTGATTTATATCCAAATCAAACAATATATAGAATAGCAAAGCTTGATCAATTGGATAACCCGGTTAGTTCTTATCTACTAGATGGTATAAATTCAGTTTCTGGTAATTATATAAATTATCAAAATAGTATTTATAATGAAAACGATTCTTTAGCTACTTGGGGAAATATTTTATCTGGAAAATCAAGTGTTAGACAAATATTCTCTATACCATCTTATGAAATATCTAATAATTCTATATTTTTTTCTGGTCCAAACTTAAAATCAATTAGCGTTTTATTGGAAACTAAAATATTCTGCGCTAATGATATCACCATTAGACACTTGTTGGTTAAAAATGATAGCGTTTCGAAGAGCTGGGATGTTGCAGTCTACCTAAATGGAAGGCCATCAAGTGTTCCTTCTGGGGTAACTTCAGAGTTGATTGAATGGAACTTCAAAGCGGGAATCAACACAATTAAGGTAGCTATAGATATAAAGGATAGTGCAAACGGTTCAATCAGTTTAATGGATTCTAAATCATTATTAGATTATGGTTTAGTTTATAGTCAATACTACGGCTATGTAGACCCAATTGAGTTTAAGGTCAACAGATCAACATACGACAAGGTGTTTACTGTCGAAAATTTTTTCGGCAATAAAGAAATCTTGTGCAGAGATAATATTAACAGTAATTCAAGATTATTTTATTATTCGAACAACCCAAACCCAGTAACTGCTCTAAGATTTAGAGCCGACATATCCAGAAGTAGAAATCCGCTGTCTTCTCCAACTATTGATTATTTTAAATTAAAGTTTAAGAATTCCGAAAATTATTCTGATATATCAGCAAATGAATTATCCGATAATAATTCAACAACAAGTGAATATTAAAGTTTACTATATCCAAAGTAGGAGACACACATGCCGATAAGTTATCTAGATCCAAATAGTAAAAAAATAATTAGAGAACCATTAGTTAAGAGGTTTAGATCATTTTATAGATCTCCAAGGAAGAGCGGACAGGAAAATCTCTTTAATCAAAAAGTTTATATGGATATGAACAGACTGTATTTAGAATTAGAACTTCTTGATACAGCTATAATTGATAAAGTAAAGATTTTTCTAGGAGCGGAAAAAGATGAAACCCATGAAATCCGAACTATTTCAGATGAGATAACTGGTGAAGAATACTATGGTAGAGTCTATGACCTTTCTACTGATTCAATTTCGATGTACGACTATAGTGCAAGTGATACAATAGATTACCTGGAAACTACAGATACAATTGGCGGAAGTTTGTCAAGATTATTTTATAAAATTAATAAATTAGAAAAACAGACTGGATAATTAATTAAAATGTCAGATTACCTAAACACAGAAAATAAAACAATACAGTACAACGGTCCTGTAGATAGTGCTGACTTTAACATGAGGGCAGAACAGAACTATCAAGATTTAGTTCACCTCTATAATAGATCTGGTGTATTGGATCAGAAGTTGAGTCAGGCTTTTGAAAGAGTATTAAAAGATCATTTATTTATCTCTAGAGCTATAGCAGATCTAGAAGATAGGGTAAAGGCAATTGAATATAATACTGATTCACCTTATAAAAAACTCTCTATATATAGCTATTCTCAAATAGATGTAGCTGGTTTTGTTAGTGACGCACAGTTTGCACTCTCAAGTTCTGAAGCACTTAGTTTTGATCATGTGTATAATCTAATAACACTGCCAAAGGTTGATGGTTCTTCTTATTCTAAGCTTAAGTTTTTTAGCGGCTTAGGAGAACAAACAATTCCAGATTTTCTAGAAACAAAAATAAAGAATGACTTTGTTAGTGTTGATACACCTGGTGCACTAGTGGATACTAGTCCAATGTTTCACGCACTTTTAGATAGGTCTGATAAATTCTGGAAACGAAATATCATAGCCGACTCAGCTTTGGGATCCGGCGCTCAAATGTTTGCCTACTACAAGATCCCTAATGCCTATTCTGGATCCGATACATCAAACTATTTATCTTTATCCCCATATCCATTATTCGGAGTAGACATTCTTTCGATTGAGTACACGACAAAGGTAGAGCCATCTTTGGAAGAGTCTGATGGATGGACTCCCTTAAACTTTAATAGACTATATGATAGCGAATCTGATGCGATAGGTAGAGTTGCTCCAGGTGGATGGTCAATATCCGGTTCGGACATAGTACTCAATGCTGGGCCGATGGGATTCTATTTCCCTCCAATAAAGATTACTGCAATTAGAATAAATATGAGACAAAGAAATTATATTTTAGAAAATGGTAAATACGTATATACATATGGCTTATCTGATCTAGATGTAAGATCGCAAAGGTTCTTGGAAACTGGAAGAACAATAATCAAGTTCACCGCCCCAGAAGGAACATTGATCTATTCAGTAGACGAGGTCATACCAAAGATGTATAATGTTCCTGAGGAGTTAATATCTACGGCTTTCAGCTATAGGGTAATCTATAAGGATAGCGGAGTTTATACACTTGATGAGGTTTCCGGTTCGTCTTCAGTCTGGATAGAAGTAACCCTGAATCAGCTTGGGGACGGAACAGCTCCAGTCCTATCTGATCTAATAGTTAATTATAGCTAATTTTAATAGTTAATAAGTAGCTATTTCATTTTACTATAAATAGCACATTATTCTTTTAAGGAGACTATAAAATGGCAACTTACTACGTTGGTCCAAGACCAGTACTGAAGGGGCGCACAACTGCTGATATGATCGGCCCAAAGGGCGTCGTCGGCACATACTCTTACTACCCTCTTAAGGGCGGTAGTCATGTATTAGACGGTGGTCCCGATAATCATCACACTCCAGGAACTGGCAACTATCCAGGTAACGTCCTGCTATCGCAGCTCTTCAATGGCTCTACCCTCTATGCTCAAACTACACCTTTAGCGGGTACATTTGCCGATGGTACAGCAACCTATGAGGGAACTAGATTCCGTCCTTTTGAATATAAGGGACTTGCTGATATAAGAGCACTTGCTGGCGGACATGCTAAGCGCAGCCTGTACTATGGTAATTACAGTAACTACATTTTTGATGGTGTTACTTCAGCAGAAGCATTTGCAGGTATGGGTCACGCCAAGAGAGTAACTGCATACAGTCTTTATAATAACTATATCTTTGACGGTGTTGCTTCAACAGAGGTAATGAAGTCAGGTTACGGACAAGCTAATACTGCTAGTGAATACGGTCGCAATAAAGTTGGTGAGTACAAAGGTGTACCGTCAGCAAAAGCCCTCTAACAATAGGAGAAACAAATGCCAGATCAAAAATTAATTAAAGACGTACTCGAAAGAGCCCTTTGGACTGCAGCACAAACATTTATCGCTGTTTATACAGTCGGTGGAGTTGATCAAGCTAAAGCAGCAGCAACAGCTGCAGCAGCAGCAGGGCTTAGCGTTATCAAGGGATTCGCAGCAACAAAAATTGGAGACAAGGACTCCGCTGCAACTTTGAAATAATTAGTTAAACACAACATAAAAAAATCCTAACTGATATACTTGTCAGTACGGAAACCGACGCATCTACTTAGCGTAAGATAGTTATCCCGCCCCAATCAGGGCGGGATAACTGTTTTAAAGGGTCTCTTATATAAGTTTTTGTAGTTTTGTCTAGGGTTAATGAGGATTATAAATGTTTTTAGATCAATTAAATACAGTAATTAGAGACAAAGCCCTTCCATTAGATGTTGCTGAAAAGTATCTTAACCTATATATAGGTGAAGCAGATTGGAAAACGCACATTTCAAAACTATGGATGAATCTTGAAAACAAGAATAAGAATTCTGACATAAGTAAAGAAGATATAAAGAGAGCAATATCCTGCACAATGTTATTGCCAACTATGGAGAAAACAAATATCCCTGATCCAGTTCACCTTATTCTATTTTGGTGCCCTACCTGGAATCAGTACAAGGAAAGAGATTGGTTTTCTTTATTTTTAGAAATAGTTAAGAAAGATTTATACATACAAACCAATCAAAAAGAGTTACTATCGATTGGCATCATCGATCCAATTGATTACTCTCCATTAACTAGACAAAGCTTTAATTGGTTATATACTCAGGCGGAACAAAACGGTGATTTAAATGACAAGAATAAAGATATCGTAACTAAGAAAATGCAAAACCTAGTTAGAATATATGGTGGTGCAGTTATATCAAATGTATTTCAAAATCACAAGAATGTAATAGACAAAGTTTTTAACTGGAGAAGTGGATATTTTTTCGAAAGAGAAATATATAACGTATATAATTATGATCAGATAAAAAAGATCAAGAAAACAGAAATAGAAAAATTAAACCCTAAGTACGTAAAAACTTTAGCATTAGCAAAATAAGGAGATAGCATGTCAGAAGAAATCGAAAACGGAAACCCAGATCTAACACCGATTGCCACTAAGCAATCTTCTATGTTCTTATTTAAGTTAACTGATGATTTCATAGAATCATATAGGTCTAAGTCTGCACCATTTGGATACAGGGATGCAGCTGGGAACTCCGTTGGAGAGATAACATTTCTTCGAACTTACTCTAGATTAAAAGAAGATGGAACAAAAGAGACATGGTCTGACGTATGTGAAAGAGTTATCAACGGAATGTACTCCTTGCAGAAAGATCACTGCAAAAAGAATCGCCTACCATGGAACGATGCTAGAGCACAAGCTAGTGCTAAAGAAGCCTTTGATAGATTATTTAACCTTAAGTGGACTCCTCCTGGTCGTGGTCTTTGGGCTATGGGAACAAACATTGTAAATATACAAAAGAACTCCGCTGCACTGCAGAACTGTGCGTTTGTTTCTACTGGTGAAATGAATAAGTTTAACCCAGCAAAACCGTTTGCATTCCTCATGGAAGCATCAATGCTTGGTGTTGGTGTAGGCTTTGATGATAAGGGTGCAGATAAAGATTTTATTATCTATGAGCCAAAAGAATCAACATCATACATAATACCTGACACTAGAGAAGGTTGGGTTGAGTCCATGGCGCTCCTGCTTAATTCATACCTCAAAGAGAATCAACCTACATATAATTTTGATTATTCTTTAATTCGCCCAAACGGTACTCCAATTAAAACATTTGGTGGTGTAGCTGCTGGTCATGAGCCGTTAGAGAGGCTTCATGATCATATAAGAAAAATGTTTACTGGACGCAAAGGTGACAAGTTAACACGCATAGACATAGCAGACATTGGAAATGTTATTGGAGTATGTGTAGTATCCGGAAACGTTCGTCGTTCAGCTGAGTTGTTAATTGGCCGTTTAGATGATCAAGATTTCTTAAACTTAAAAAATTCAGAACGCTTTCCTGAACGCAACTCATATGATTCATCTGCTCCAGGTTGGGGTTGGATGTCTAACAACTCTGTAGAAACAGTAGTTGGCGCAGACTTATCTTCTATAGTAGAAGGTATCTCTCTCAACGGAGAGCCTGGTGTTCTTTGGATGGACATGTCCCGTAAGTATGGACGTCTAGCTGATCCACCAAACAACAAGGATCACAGAGTTGCAGGCTATAACCCATGCGCTGAGCAGTCACTGGAATCATATGAGTGTTGCACCTTGGTGGAGACATATCTCAATCGTCACGACAGCCTAGAAGACTATAAGCGTACTCTAAAGTTTGCATACCTCTATGCCAAGACTGTTACGCTCCTTCCTACTCACTGGGAAGAGACTAACGCAATCATGCAACGCAATCGTCGCATAGGCGCATCAATGTCTGGTGTTGCAAACTTTGCTGATCGCGTTGGAGTTCCGGCACTTCGTGAATGGATGGATCAGGGATATAAGACTATTCAGCGATATGACAATGTTTATTCTGAGTGGTTGGGTATTCGTGAATCGATTAAGATGACGACTGTCAAGCCTTCTGGAACCGTATCTATTCTTGCTGGTGAATCACCTGGCGTACACTGGACACCAGGTGGCAAATACTTTAATAGAACTATCAGATTCTCCAACGAGGATCCGATGCTACCACTATTTAGAATGGCCAACTATAGAGTTGAGCCAGCTTCTGAATCACCAAATACAACTTCTGTTGTGTATTTCCCAATTAAATCCGATGCTGAAAGAGCTGAAAAAGATGTTACAATCTTTGAAAAAATGTCTTTAGCCGCAACCGCACAACGCTATTGGTCAGACAACTCTGTATCTGTAACAATATCTTT